TGCCCTTGTACAGTATCCGTGTGTACCACGTTGAACACATCTGCTTCCAGTTGTTCACGTAGTCGTACACCTACATCTACTTGGGCACGGGCTACATACTTGCCGATGAGATAAGAATCTTGCTTCATTTTGTCAGTGACATAGAAGCCTGATTGCTTATACTTATCAATCGTTAGCTGAATTTCGCCCAGAGTCGAATCCTCAACCGTGATCTCGTCACCTTCAACGTAGTCTCGGACAGGGATGCGTTGCATTGTAGGAATAGTGTGAGTCGTACCATCTGGAAAATCGGTAATCCACATTACATGAGATTGACCGAAAAGCCAGGGTTTGAACTCTTCCTTCAATACCTCTGACCAAACTTCCGCCCGAATGATATAACCGGCGTTGGTTTGATTAGTTTGCATTGAGTAGTTCTCCTAGTAGGAGCTTATGCACTTCGCTTCTCAAATGCGGTGTTTAGGGCAGCCTGATCTTGTGCAGTCCAGGGCGCACCTGTTTTTCCAGCATTGCGGAGCTTAGTAGCTAGCGCCTGAAACTCTTCACCAGAGTTCCCCTCTTGTTGTGTGTCACGTAATTTAACACCACCAGTTTGAGCGGGGTCTTGTGTCAGAGTGGTTTTGGATTTCGGTTTAGGTACGGTATTTGTTACCAAAGTTGTAGTACCAGCAGGATTGTGCTTCACCAATTCCTTGATAAGTTCGGGAGTCAGGCCCGATGATTTACGGAATTTGTCCATAGCCTCTACAACAGCATCTTCAGTACCATAGACATCCAGTAATCCTTTGCGGAATTGATCTTCCTTGGACTTCACTTCGGTTGCTTCCAGTTTGTCTTGTAATGGCTTTACTGCCTTTTGAACACTAGCCTCAATAACAGAAGCTAGTTCTTCTGGCGAGTAGGTCTGCCGATTTTCCTGTGTCACGTTTTTTTCCTTCTCCTTGTCAGTTTCTTCTTCAAAAAAAGATGCATGACGATTGCTATTAAGCAGGGCATCCATCTTATCTTGGAGAGATTTGAAGTCAGATGAACCAGACTCTAGCTGTTTTGCGCGCTCTTCCATCTGACGTTTTTCAGCCAACACAGTTTCAATATGCTTGTCTGCATGGGCCGCTTTATTTAGCAATGCATCTACATCTTTGTAATGCTTGCCGCCTACAGTGTAACTGCCATCCTCGTTCTTTACAATCTCAGGCTGTTTGTCTTTGCCTTTGAACAGATCATCCATTTATTTTCCCACCTGTAGTTGTTGGTCTAAACGTGTTAGAGCATTATCCCAGCCATCCTTATAGGCTCTTACAGCCAATGGTTCAGGTGTGGTATAATCCTCAAGGGTCATTGGTTTACTACGATGCTTTTGCAGAAATAACTGAAGCCCAATCTTAAAATTATACAGACTCTTAGTTTCCCGCAAAATCTTCTCAGGAGATTGCTGTCGCAATTCATCCTCTTGCATCTTATCCAGCATTTTGTTGATTTCCTTGTGCTTGTTGAATTTGTTGCATCTTGGCGTCTACTTCCTGCTGCTTCAAGGATAGCGACGCCTGTTCCTCAAGGCCCCTACCAAAGCCTACAATACCCAAATCTTCAATACCAACTTCTGTTTCTAGTGCTTTGAGTACGGCGAAGGCTGACATATGAACTGCCATTGGGGAACCCTCTCCTAGCGCAATTTGTGAAAGCGCCATAATTTCTTGCACCTTCCGTTGGCGCATCTTATAATGCTTACTACCAATTACATAGAGACGCCCTTCTGCTAGTAGAGTTTGTAGAAACTCCACATTCTCTTCCGAGGCAGCTAACAGATTCTCAGGAAAGATATCACGCAATTCATCTGGGGATAAGTTACCAAGGTTCATTTCCAAGAAAGAGTTTAGCATTGGCTCAAGAATCTGGGATTCAAAGGCCATTAGTTTTTCTTCAAAGAGGCCATCGGCATTTGATAATAGCTGATCTACTTCAAAGGCCGTTTTCTCGCCGGGAGTACGGAAACCTGCTGTTTCACGGGGAACTCCAGCAAGCTCTTCCATCGCTCTTTCATAAGTCAAAATTTCATTGTTCCAATCCAAAATCTTAGGATCAGGATAGAGAACCTTAACATCCCCATTTTCTGGAACATCCCACTGCTCACCTGGGCGCCAGATAAATCGCTCAGAACTACCTGCGCCCTTGACAAGAATCACCGGCATTGACATCAGATCAACGGCGTCAGACTTAAGATTCTCAACGTGGTCAATGCGGTATTGTAGCCCAACAACGTTTTCTAGAGGCCCTTGATGCCAGAGATTATCTGGGCGTGGCCGCCAGCCTGCATAGAACACACGCTTTACCCCAGAATTGGCGGTGTTGGGCTTAGCATACACCAGGAATAACCTATCAGCGATTACAATTTCCTGGTTGAACAGGTACTGTCCGCTCTGTTGATCGTAGACATCCCCATGATAATGGATTAGTTCAATCTGACCTTTGTTAAAATTATCAAGCCAGGAGACACCATCTTGACTCTGGTGATTCTTCTTAATCCAATCTTGTAAATCATTAGTCCCCATTTGCTCCATCTCAACCAGCTTTATCATTACCTCTTCATTGTAATAAGGCTGGCGATTCTTAAAGAATTCAGAACGGGGAATAACCTCACGCCATGCTACCGCTGTGTCTTCAAAGGTTTGGGCATTGGCATTGAACACCGCCTGGGTTGGGCTAATGCGAAAGGGGCGTGCCCCCTGAAAGACCAATTCTTGGCCCCCATCAACTGTCCACCTATACCTCTTGATGTAATCTAAAGAACTAAAAACGTTGCCGTATAGTACCCATTCATTTAGTAAATCAACGACAAATTCACGCCACTTGACATATTGACTTCGTAGCTTGGCTTTAGTATATTCTTCAAGCCGTAGTTTCATGTCCTGGTCAATCTTCTTCGAGGATTGTTCATACTGCATCCAACGGAAAAAATCCTCATTTGGCATCAAGTTCCTGACATACTCAGTAACCAGGGTATCTCGAATACGAGAAAGCTTATTCCGTGTCGTCTTGTTTTTCCAGGGTGAGGTGCTGGCTGTAGTAAACCGTGTATCCGTCGCATAGACGTAGCGCCGCACTTCATCCCAAGATGATAGTTGGGTAGTCCGACCATCATTACCCTGCCGCCAAAACTCATCGATATCCTTCACAATACTCGGCGGATTGGTAAAATCAGTTATAGTTAAGATCACTCACCCCTCCAAAACGGGAATTATACACAAGCTCAACGGGGCGCTCTCTTTTTGATCTGCCCGGTGGATAAGCAATTTCTTGTACCGAGGCCATAACATCGGCAATATCATCGTGGTCTGGTTTGGCTGTAACAATTTGTCGCTCTAGTTCTTGACAAAGCCCCCCTCTAAAATGGTAAATCTGCTGTAACTGATAAAGCGGGGAGAGGGATGCCATGATACGATCTTCTTTCTTTCCTTGCCCGGCAGTAGGTTTGTACTCATCAAGCATAAAACGCTGATTGCGGACTACCATCTGCTTTTGGATAATTGGAATAATCAATACCTGGGCTGCCGTTACTTCGATTCGCGCCTTAATGAACCCCCATTTACCATATAGATTGAATAGTTGTGAACACATCTCATAGGGGTCTTTTGTCTTGAATCGCACAATATCCAGGACATAACGATAGTTCTCTGAATCTACCCCAATCACAATAATGGCAGTGTAATCTGAATCTTTAGTCGTTGTGAAGGCCAAGTCCATTGAAGCAAATACATTCAATGCCCGAATTAAGATAATCCCACTCTCCAATTTAGTCTTAATAGCCCAATGGCCATCAGTATAGCTTAACTGCTCGCTTGGCTCATAATAGAGAAAGTTAGCCTTGATCTTAGGATTTTCTTTATCTGTTGGGTCTTGGTAATATTGAGCATAGAATTGCTCCATCTGCCCAGCTTTACGATATGTCTCCCTAATCTCTTCTAGAATTTCAGTACTGAAGCCATACCAGTCACCATCCTTACCCTTCATGCGAGGCCATAGAAACTGCTCATTT